GCGGGCTTTTTTTATTGTTGTGACGGCGAAAAAAATTTGCCATGCGCAAGACCTTCAACGCAACTCAACGTCCACAAATTATGGACAAAAGTTTTTTATGTCTGATTACATAGAGGCCATCATGGAACAGGAAGATTTAAGGCTTTTCGGCGGCGTTTTGCGTGAAGCTGTCGATTTAGATATGTCGATCATCGGCAAATTAAAGTCCGAAAAAGAAGCCATACAAATGTGCTGGGCGCATCGGCGCGATAAGGAAATGACACAGCGCGAAGCTGCTGACAGGGTACGCGTCGATAGGGCCACGTTCTCGAAAATGATTAACGGTCTTGCTGGCATCCCGCCCGGCAAGGGAATCATTTTTCAAGCCGTTTGCGGCAACTTTGCAATCAACCAGTACAGCAACATGGTTCTGGGCCGTGCGCGCTCCCTAGCGCGTCGTGCGTCGGACCAGGGCGGGCGGAGGGGTGCGGCGTGACTCAAGTTATAGGGAAAGGTGGCATAAATATGCCAGACATAGAGGACGTCATTGCGTATGCGAAAGCACTGCCGGATCCGCGTCAATATAGGCCACTTTACGAATACGGCGAAGCCATTCATATCATGAGAACCGAAAAAGATATGACTTGGGGAGAGATTGCGCGCGAATTTGAAAACTCGTTTGGCATCGCTCATACCACGTCTCATTTCAGTGCTGCGTACATGAAATACCTCTCGCTTAATCCTGTGGTAAAAAAATGATGACCGTCTTTTTTTTGGCCTTTTTTCGATTTGTCTCATTCTGGGGACAGGCATAGATGGCACGCATCCGTTCGATAAAGCCTGAGTTTCCGCAATCGGAAAGCATGGGCGCAATTTCCCGTGACGCGCGCCTTTTGTTTCTTCAGCCCATGACAATTGTTGATGATGAGGGGAGGACTCGCGCGCCCTCGCGAATGCTCGCGAGCCTTCTCTACCCATACGATGACGATGCACCGGCACTCATCGACGGCTGGCTGTCAGAGCTTGAGGACCAGAACTGCGTCCTTCGGTACTTGGTCGAGGGGTCAACCTATCTGCAAATATGCAACTGGTTGAAACATCAAAAAATAGACAGGCCGACACCATCACGATTACCCGCTCCAAATGACCCACTCGCGAATCCTCGCGAGTCCTCGCGAACAATCGATGCTGATCTAGGATCAGGACCTAGGATCGTGGACCTAGGATCAGGACCTACTTTAGCACCTACGGTGCTTGTCGGAACTCCGTCCCGACCGCAAGTGCCGTTCGTCGAAATTCTCGAAACCTACCACGCACTGCTCCCAGAACTTCCCCAGTGCGTGAAGCTCTCGGAGAAACGCAAGGGACACATCCGCCAGCGATGGGCAGACGACCTGCCCGACTTGGACTCGTGGCGGGAATATTTCCAGATCGTCCGCAAGTCGGATTTCCTGATGGGTCGAATACCCAGCCACGATACCCGGCCTCCATTCCGCGCTGACCTCGAATGGCTCGTCAACGCAAGCAACATCATCAAGGTCATCGAGGGCAAATACCATGTCAATCACAAAACGCTTTGACGGCCTGCGTGAAGATATTTTGCCGGACGTTCCGCGTCCGCCGTCGATTTGTTCATCGCCAGATTGCCGCGAAGACGTTGCCGTGTTGTTTTGCGTTGTGCGAGTTGCGGGACATGAGCGCACCGGATTTTTTTCAAACTTCGGGCGAGTTGAAAACAAGCAACTCATCCTGAAACCTGACTTCACTTTCGTGCGCTGGATTAGCCATTGCGCGGCGCACTACATGCGCAAGGCGGACGAAGTGAAAACTGCGCACTTGCCTGTCCCTGTGCCGAGAACTGCGGCCAGTGAGTATCTTGAAGCGCATGCCACCTTTGCCGAGCGGGTGAAGGCATGAATCGCGACCTACTCACCAAGCTACTCAGAATCGGCCCTGCAACGGTTGACGAGCTGACAAAAGCCCTTCGTGGATATCGTGGCACGGTTGCGGCAATCGTGGCGCAGATGAGCGCACAGGGGCTTGTGTGCGATAGCGGGGACAGGCGGCACGACTCGGAAGTGTGGAGGCTGGCGTGAAGATCGCGACGGCCAAAAAGTATTACCGCTGTACAGAATGCTCGCGAAAGATTCCGGCTGGGCATCGGTATTGGAGCGAGTACAGCGAAATAGCCGGTGTCGTGACGATGCGCCAGCACACGAACTGCGAGGACTACCTGCACGAAGAAGTGCTAGAGCCTAATTTCAAGCGGGTGAAAGCATGACCACCATCATCCTACGCAACGACATCACCCGCGCCGGTGTTTCGTGGAGCGAGACGCGGATCGCCGCCGCCTTGGCTCGGCAGGTATTTGAGCGCAAGCACCTTGTTATCGTCCCAAATTGCACATGGCCTGGGTCGGAGTGCGATTTGCTTGTGGTGACACGAAGGCTGCAAATCATCGATATCGAGATCAAGATCAGTAGGCAAGATTTGAAGGCGGACGCCAAGAAAGACAAATGGTTTCACAACTGGGACTGGAGGATCGACGGCCCATTTATGCGCCACGATGATCCAGAACGAGAAGCTAAACGTAGGCGTCGCGACTGGCCTCATAGGGTTTGGAAACATTACTACGCCGTGCCAATCGATGTTTGGAAGCCAGAACTTATTGCCTGCCTGCCCTCGTCTAAAAGCGGCGTGATAACCATTGCCACCGACAGCGACGGCAGGCTTGTAACTCGTGTCGAGATACGCGCTACGCCATGCCGTGAAGCAGAACAGATAGACGCCTCTGACGCGGTAGACATTGCCAGACTTGCCAGCCTACGCATGTGGGATGCCCTTGATCGTATTCACCTGAGAGACGGGAGCCCGTCGTGAAGGCCTTCGAGATAATCACCGACTCAGACCGCAAGCGCGCTTTGGCGTGTATCACGTCTCTGCCGCTCAAGACGCCGGGCAAGCCGCACTTTGAGGTCTCGGTAAAGCTGTATCGGAAACAAGCGAACCACGAGCAGCGTAAGCGGCACTGGGCACGCATGGCATGGCTTTCGGAAAACTACTGGGTAGACGGCAAGAAATATGACCGCGAAACGTGGCATGAGTTTTACAAGCGAAAGCTGATCGGCGTAGTCGATATGCCAGACGGCAGCGTTCGCGGATTGCCGTCACCGGACACGGCGAAAGAATACGCAGAGTTTGACAATGGCATCGATCTGGTTTTATCGGATGACGGCGTTTACATACCCGAACCCCGCGATGAAGGGTACGAACAGCTAGCCGCGAGGTCCGCATGACCTACACCAACCGCACATACCTAGCCGACGCTGAGGGCCGCGAGTGCATCCGTTGCTTCATGAACCAGGACACGATTCGCGCGGCTCATTACAACGGGCTGCGTCAGCATTTGTTCGGAAAGGGCAGGGGCGTTAAATGCGCAGACGTTGTTGTAGCGGACCTATGCGCGGATTGTGATGCCGAGTTTAGCGAAGGCAAAAACGGCGGCAGCAAAAGCATTGAGAGAAGCGAGGAATTTGAATTTCTTGTCATCATGACGCTATTGCGCCGACTTGAAAACGGTTGGGAATTGCGGAGGGTGAGAACGTGAATCAGAACGACAAGCTGGACACAGACAATCGAGAGATCGCGAACTACGACGAGCGTGCGAACTGGCTGACTGCCGTGGCTGGGTTTGTGTGCCTGCTACTGGCGATACTGCTTGTGTGCTGGATGGTGGCGAATGGATAGGGAACGATATAAGTTGTTCATGCGCATCGCGTTCGTGGCGTATGCGTGCATGATGTTTTATTTGGCCGGCTTCGCGGTATTGATGATCCTGCAATGATCCTGTCGCTTCCTTATCCGCCTTCCGTGAACACTTATTGGCGAACCGTTGCCGGACGAACCATGACCAGCAAGGCCGGGCGCGACTATCGCAAAGCCGTGATAAGCGAGTGCCTCCCCGAGCGTGTGCGAAACCACGGCAAGCCGCTCACAGGCCGCCTACACGCCACGATTACGGCCTACCCGCCAGACCGGCGCAGGCGCGACCTTGATAACTTGCCCAAGGCGATCTTAGACGCTTTGGCGCATGCCGGCATCTACGTCGACGACTCGCAGATTGACCGGCTGTTGATTATTCGCGGACCCATTGAACGAGACGGGCGCGTGCATATCGAGCTTATCGAGCTGGACGGCGCGAGGGTGGTTTACTGATGCCCGAAACTATCCTAACCCAAACCGAGGCCCGCGCGCAGGCTTTGCAGATTGCAGAAGGCATGCCGCTGGAAGCACGATCTGCATGATGGCCGGATAGTGTGCGGCAAAGGGCTGAATCCGCCTATAGCGTGGCGGGTGGGGCGGTGTCGTAAATTTAAGCTGGCGGATAATTGATGGTAAAACTCGACCGTGGACATTTGCTACTGCTGGATTGGGGCCAATGGCGTGTGCGCGGCGTGTCCGGGTTGGGTTATCCCTCGACGACGACAATTGGCCGGGTAATGCATGATGGGCTGGGCATGTCTGAGACGTTCGGCCCGCGTGTGCCGCTCTACGATGGCGATGTGATGCTTTCGCGGCTGGACCAATGGCTGCGCGCCTTGCCGGCTGAATCGCGGCTCCTGACGGTCGCCTGGTGCCAATACGTGGGCAAGGACGGTTACGGCATGCGCGGGGATCGGCGATTCCTTGCGGCTGGCTTGAGCGAGCGCACCTATTTCCGCGTCCTGTCCGATTTGCGGGGAAAGGTGAAGGGCTGGCGCTCTGATTATCTGGACGTTTACGCCGATTTGGACGAGCGCGAAAAAGTCTGTTGACACGGTGGCAGTAGTTTGGTATTAAGGGCGCATTGTGTATTTCTGTCGCCAAAGCACGACACTTTAGCCCGCATCCCTGCGGGTTTTTGCGTTAGGGTTGGGGATTTGCGGGGCGGGTTAGCGTTTCGTACCGGCATCTACAAGCCGGACTAGAAACTGATTAAGTGGCATCTTCGCCAGCTTGGCCGCAGCGACCAGTCTGGCATGGATCTCAGGCGGTAGCCGCATCGAGACCGTGATTGTCGGCTGTGCGGGTTTGCGATTGGTCAATAACACGTCACATCCTCATTCAGTGCGCCGTCCGTGGCGCGGGGTTGAAATTACTTTGCCGGGAGTGAGTGCAGGTGTGCCGGTACGAGGTCGAGCACTTCGGTGGGCGCCATAAGGTCACCGCCCTCCTGGTTGCTCTGCGCATACTCGATCATGTATTTGGCAGCGGTCGCGGCTGCCTCGTACGGAGTCAAGCCGGCTTTTGCGCCACTATGGCCGCCACCGTGCTTACCGGATACGGTGCTCACGTAGCCGTCGCCGCGCTTGCTGATTATGATTGTGCTACGCATTAGTGATCTCCTCGATGCGGAAGCCTTTTTCTTTCAGGGCGGTAATTGCCGAATTTTTATTTACCTCGCTGTATGTGCGGCCGCCAACGAAATGGCCTTCTGCATCATAGTTCGCACAAATAAATGGTTGGGCTACGGTAGAGGATACGCGAAGTATTGTGCCTGGTTCGCGAGAGAATCCAGAAGAAAGCGGCGGCAAACTTTTGCCAGCTTCATCACGATCAGCGATGAGGGCGTATTTTCCATCTGGAGAAATAATCTTAATCATGCTCATTTTAATTGCCTCCAGTCAGCGGCTCACCCTGCGGCGACAGGGGCATTTTATTTATAATCCATTCGGTATTAGCTATACCGATCATGCAAAACTCATTAATTGGGCCGCGCTTCCACTCTGTCCCTCGCCCAGTCACCTGCCATATTTGATAGTGTGTGGCCGGTACTGGGGCGCGATGAATATTGTGTGAGGGGTGATAAAATGCAAAAGCCGTGACTCTTTTCGTGTTGCTGCTCATTTTCCGATCCTCCCAGATTTTACCGATCTGGATACGGTCCCTATCTAATCCCGGATATGGGCGGGTGTTGCGGTGGGTTAGTTGATCCGGTTCAGCCCATTGTGAGGCACGAACCGGTATTGCCTTGACGCGCTTGCGCCCAGGCCGCAGAGAATGTATGCGTCTGGCAGTCGCCGGGGGTTGGTTCCTTGCGGATAACGCGCAAGCTCATGAATCCGATCTTGACGACTTCGCCGACTTCCCACGATTGGTTGCTGTGCTTGATCATCTTCTTACCCTCTTTGGTTGGTGTTGCTATACACATAGCATACGCTGTGCCAATTGCGCGCTAGCACTCGCAAGGTATTGATACTATAGCGGCGCGCTGTAAATCATCGGCAAGTCACATACAGTCACAACACGGAAGTGTAAGATTTACCGTCACGACGGATCAATGAGTTACAGCGCAAATCCGCGTAACCTATTGATTGCACGCAATCACGCACAAGTCACTGTAATACAAAAAGTGTCAAGCGCAGCGACACAATACGAGCGTATATCCTACGCAAACCGGAATTAGTCAAACAAATCAATGTCAATATTTACGACAATCAAGAGGATTTACCACATGTCACAAGCTATCGACGCATTACAAGCAAGCCTAAACACCCTCAGCGCCGCTATCGATACAAAGCTGGCCGCTATCCCGCAACAGGTGGCCGCAGCCGTCACGGCCGCAGAGCAGGCTGATGCCACCACAATCGCCAGCATGCAAGCCGAGATTACCGCTATGCAAGCCAAGTTAGCCTAATCACCATATAGTAAGAGCCTCCTATTTCACGCATGGATGCGCGATAAGATATCGCAAACAATCGTTTGATATCTAAAACCTTGATGTTAAAAGAGTTATTTACGATGTAGGGCACAATCGGGCACACAAGCCCGAAACTGTCCCGCCAGACACACATACGGCCAGCATCACCATTATATGGATGATTCGCCGGGCCAGTATCCACATTATGGTGATTTATGCAGGAAATGCTAGATCAGATCGGCTGGACCAGGGCCGAGCTAGCGCGTCGTGTAGGCGTCTCAGCTAACACAGTCACGCGCTGGGGCCATGACACGCCTAAGATCGTGCTGGAGTACCTGCGCCTAGTCCTGGCCGTGAGAAAGCTGGCCAACTGATAAGCTATCAGTTGTCTAAGTAAGTATAATCAATAGCTTAGCCTGTATTTGTCCATCAATCTGTACGTCAAAGCCCGGGCTGGACTCGATCTAGCGCCTAATCGGGCATGTGCGCCCGAACTCCGGGGACCGGACGGGGTGTTGTGAGTTGAATCTGTATCCCCCCCATATTTTTCGCCATTTTGAAATGAGCCTATATCAGCGATTGCTAAAGATCGTCGCCGGTCATTTGCCAGCGCGGCATCGGGCTGTGTTTGTCGCGAAGGAAGTGGGGATCACGGTGTACCGGCTGCGTGAGTGGAAGCGCCGTGGGATACCGAAGGCCAGGGCTGAGCGGGTGAGTGAGTTGACGGGCGGGAAGATCAGCGTGAAGGAGATTGTGGCGGCGTGGGAGATATACGCCCTGGGTAAGGGGCGGAAGGGCAGGAAGCCAACGAAGCCTTATGAGCCATTGCCGCCGATTCCGAACAACTCGATTACGGCGAATGAGTTTTATGTTTGTGGCCCTGCTTATGACGGGCGGCGGGTAAAGAGTCCGAAGAAGAAGTCATGGTGGGAGCAAGAGGGTGTGATTCATGTCGATGATTGACCGATTGAAGTCCGAGGACCGTGCCGAGAAGGGTGGGGCGGTGATGGACATATTGACGGAGCACGTTGTGGGTGAGCGCGATATGAGTCCGTCTCAGGTCGCTGCGGCGAAGGTTGTGCTGGACAAGTGCGTGCCGAGTTTGCAGGCGGTGGAGTATCGGCTGCTGGACGCGGACGGATTGAGTGAAGAAGAGATCATTGAGCGGATACGGGCGATTGTTGCCGAGAATCCGAAATTGCTGACATTAGGGGAATGACATGGGTCTGCCTGTAGATATCAATGCCGGAAACCGGGAGTTGACGTTACTGCCGAGTGCGGCGCGCACGGTCACGACGGATACGTCTGACCAGGACAATGCGGGCGGTCGCGGGGTTCACGTCATTATCAATGTGACGGCCAATGCGTCTGTGGCGGGTATGACGCCAAGTATTCAGGGGAAAGACCCGGTGAGCGGGGTTTATTACACGTTGCTGGCCGGGGCCGCGATAACGGTGACAGGAACCACGGTGTTGAAGGTGTATCCGGGCATTACGGCGTCTGCGACAGCGGTGAGTGATGCGCTGCCCAAGACATGGCGTGTCCACATGGTCGCAGGAGACGCTAGCAGTGTGACTTATTCGATTGGCGCGGAGGTAGTGTTATGACGATTATCACAACCCTGCCTTCACCGATTGTTGGACAGTACGCCGATGCCGGCGCTGTCAACAATGACCTCAACTGGATTGTGGATCACGTTAACCGGAATGTTGCGCCCACCAATTCGGCGGTGGTCCCCGCGACGGGCGTTGCCGACAACGTGGCGATTACCAATGCGATAGCCTCGATAGGTACCGGCACGATATTCCTGAACGATTCGACGTATGTGTTTGCAGCCTCCGTCACCGTCCCGTCAGGCATAACCATCATCGGTGTCCCGCCGACCTTTGTTAACTCCGGAAACAACAACGTCTTCGACGCGGGCCGCGTCTATTCATCGGGTACGCGCATACTCGGTAATGGCACAGCGACCTACGATGCGTTTGTGGGTAATAACACTAACCCGGGATCGCCTGTCAATCCCGGTTTCGGAAACAACACGCTAGACAATGTCACGATACGAGATATGTATATCGATGGTTTCCGTTATCCCATGCAGTTCGGCGCGGCCAACAACATGGGATTGTACGGCGCCCGTATCTTCAACATCTGGACCGCCAACAATAAGTACCCGTGTGAATTTCACAACTTCGTTCATTCTGACTTTGATCGGTTATTCGACTACACCACCAATGCCACCTATGACGGTGGATTCCATTTTGTCGGTAGTGTCGCATCGTCCAGTATTTTAACGCCGGGCAATAGTCGAATTGGGCAGGTCGAGTGCCTGAAACGATCTAAATATAACAAGGGTCTCGTCATTGAGTCCTTGACCGGGTCGCAATTGAATCAACTCGATTGTCACCGGCTAGAATCCTATGCGTTCGGCAGCGATGGCAACATCAATGACTCCGCCATATTCACGAGCGGATCGGCAAACGTACAGGTGCCCGACTCCAGTATCTACCGGGTAGATTTTCCCTGCATTCTCAGCGGGAACGTCGGCTCTGGACCGCCGTCATTTTTTGGCGGCGCAGGCAATTACCGAAACTACTTTGTCACTTCAATCGTCGATGCCACACATATCACACTCGCCAGCATGATGGGCGGCACGCCTATCGTGTCGAACGGCAACGCGACGGTGACGCTGGTCTCCAGCGGGTACGCCAGCATAACGGTTATTGGGCGCGGCGCTCCAAACACAATCGTGAGCGGTGTTATAAATTCCAAGTTCCGATCAATCGATGTGGAAGGCGCCGCTGGCGGAAATTATCTGACCGCGACAGTCGCTGGCGTTGTGGGGCAGTGTATAGCCGATGTCGAGTTCGAGTGGAATTGTCCGGGCGGCGCATTCACTAATGACTCGGTGCTGCGCGGCACGACGGATTGCCGCGTGATGGCCGATTACCTCATCAACACCGATTGGGATGACGGCGCGTACCTGACTCAGTACATCGGCAATGGACGTGGCACGATTAATAACCGTCGCGGCTGGGGGATATGGAACGGGCACACCACCGGCATGCCGATGAATGGCACGGCAACGCCCGGTGCTGTGGCGCAAATTGGTACCGGTGGCGTGGTCGCTATTGGCTATGGCAGTACGGCGATTGAAGCCACCATGTCGCAGGGCATGATTTCGATCACGACAGGGACGGGCACGCTGACGCCCGGGAAACTCTGTACGTTGATATCCAATGTTGCCAAAGAATTTTTCATCGTCAATCTGTTCCCTCTGAACGCTGCCGCACTTGGCGTAATGCCCAATGTGCACATGAACTCCAACGATGTCAGCGGCTTTTTCCCGGATCGTTTTGAGGTTTGGATTGACACTGTCGGCCTTGCGGCAAGCACGACCTATCGATTCGGGTATACGTCGCCGTGAAGATTTTCTATCGGCGAGATATCAGAAAATGAACAATGACCAATTACTAAATCAGTCCAGAGCGCCTGATTTATTGATCATAACCGGCAACAGTCAGCAGCAACTCTCCGTATCGGCAACACATGTCTCAACTGGCGCGCTTTCTGGCGGAAGATACGCATTTTGGTGCACTGTCGATTGCTGGTTAAAAATTGAACTTGCGTCATCCATTGCCGTAACGCCTGTGACCGTCAATAACGGATTTTACTTGCTCGGAAGTAATAACAAAGACAATTTCATTGTCCCCGATCAATATGTCATAGACGTTATCCTGTTGTCTGGGGCGGCCACCTTTTCATACCACAAGGTGTCCTGATGGGGTCTCAAGTACCTGTTCAGATCGTTCCGGGAGTTTATATACCAAAGCAAGATGCCAACGCTCAAATAGCCATCAACAACGTCATAGCGACAATAGGACGCGGAGATATTTATTTCGATGATGCCGATTATGTCTGCTCAGGCCCAATCAACTGGGTGCCCGGCATACGCATGTTCGGCGTCCCGCCGACATGGAATAACAGCGGCAACAGCAACACGCTGGATGATTCGCGGGTGTTTAAATCGGGCACTCGATTCCTTGGCGATTACACGGGAAACTACGATTGTTTCACGGCAAACAATACCGATCTCGGGTCTCCGCCCGTAGGATTTTCAAATACCGCAGTCAGCAATGTCCACTTGAGAGATTGCGCAATTGAGGGATTCCGATACCCAATAAAAGTCGGCGGCGTGAATAACCCCGGATTATTTGGCTCGTCACTGCACAATATCTGGCTCACGAAAAATACCATGCCGCTGGAGCTGCATAATTTCTCTCGGCTGGATTTGTCCAACCTGTTTTGCACCGATCAGACAGACGGCGTCGATGGCGGCATGCGGTTTGTTTCAAGTGTTGCTCAGGGCACTTTCATCCCCGGCAAGAGCGTATTCAAACAGTTTCAGGTGCATCGTCGCTATCTTAAGAATCGCGGCCTGAGATTTGAAGCGTTGGCCGGATGCAACCTGCAAGGCATTGAAGCCAATAAGTTGGAAGTATCGGCCTACTATCAGGCGGCGTTCACACAGAATGCGACGTATACCAGCGGCAGCGCGAATATTACAGTCACAGACGGCACCCAGTATCTAGTCGGCTATGCGGTCGTGCCAACGGCAACCCAGTATGGATTTATCGCAGGCTGGACGTACTTTGTAACCTCTGTTGTTGGTAACGTTATCACGCTGTCGAATCGCATCAACGGCCTAACCAACGTCCTTGCAACCGGATCAGGCACCGTCACTAATGGACTTAAGACAGGCGGTTTCCCCTGTATGACGATGGCGGCTTTTGACGGTGTGGCAACGGGTATCGATAGCTGTCACTTCTTAGGCGTCACACTGGCAGGCAGCCCTTCCGGTTCTGGTACCGGTATTGTCGCGCAGAGTTTGTATAACTCAACAATAGGCATGTCTTCGATTCTCGGTGGATTTGAGAATCATTTAGTGATTCATGGCTCAACCACTTCATCAGTCCACGCCAGTACGTCTAATTTATCGACAGATTTTGATGACGCGGCGTATCTCACGCACTACATCGGCAATGGACGTGGCACGATTAATAACCGTCGCGGCTGGGGAACGTGGGATGGTCACCAGAACGGCGAAGAAAACATGTCGGTCGCACGCGGCGCGGATGCGCAACTCGGCGGCCCTACAGGACAGGCCGTGATCGCCTATGGCCCCGGATTTATCTACACGAATGCAAACAGTTTATTCGGTCAGATTCAGATCAGTACGGGCGGTTCGGCAATAACGGCCGGCGGCCTGCTGGCAACGGTGACGACTGCAAATGCAAAAGAGTGGTTCATCGTCAGTTTCTCAGCGCAGAATGCCGCGGCCCAAGGCATTATTGGTTCGTGTCATCAGAACTACGATTACCGGACAAACAGTTTCGATTTAATTTGCGATACGGCATTGGCTATTAACACCGTCTACAACATCGTCTATAAGTCGATATGAAACTGTTTGCGGTTTCCGGCAGTGGAAACCTCACACAAAGTTTGGGTAATCCAAAGATTCAGCAGCAACTTGCAATGTTCAATGGGGTGATGATTGGGCTTTGGAATATCCAAACGAACATGACGGGTGTGTGCGCAGGGATTAAATCGTTCAATCCAAGTTGCGTGGTCGGTCAGTACACGATTCTGGAAGAATGCCAGTCTCCGGTCAATCCATACAATATCGATGCCGACAAGACCAATTATTTAACCAATAACAATCATTGGCTTCTTGTAAACGGTAGCAAAGTCGCGTCTTTCCCCGGAAACTATCTGACGGACATGAGTCAGATTTATGCAGAGTGGCTAGCGCAGCGTGACTACGACACATTCTTTGCGCCGGCAAAGCAAACAACGCCATTCGATTTTCAGTTTTTAGACAATGTGCGCGACTCATCTTTGGCTGGAGACGGCACATCACCCATCCCGCAGGCCACGTATCAGGCCGGGAATAAATACCAGTGGGCGAAGATCAGAACGATCAACCCGTCAATAAAACTGTTCGCCAACGCAGCGTGCGATATGAGTGTGTATCCGCAGCTTTGCGACCACGCACTGTATGAGGGGGCTATTGCACCATCCCTGTCGTGGTCTGCTATCAACGCCGGGTGGAATAATGTCATTACCGGTTACACGGCAAGAATTGCCAATGTAAAACCGGGCGGCATTGTGGCTCTACAAGCGCAGGGCGCGCTCACAGATTATAAGTTGATGCGTTTCGCGTTGACGACCACGCTGCTTTACGACGGCTATTTTGCCTATACGGATATTGCTGTGGGCGCCGTCGTCCCGCCGTGGTATGAGGAATACAACGTCGACCTTGGCGCTGCCCTGGGTGCCTGTTTCCAGATTGGTTCGACTGGCGTGTGGCGACGCAATTACACCAACGGCATCGTTCTGTGTAATTCGAATGTGTCAACTCCAGTGACCACAACAATTGAATCAGGCTACCAAGCCATTGCCGGTGTGCAGCCCTATAACAACGGCTCGCCGATCACGAACGTGCTATTGCAAGGATATGACGGGATCGTGCTGTTGAAGACACCGGGCGGCCCACCGCCGACACCATCGTATGGACCGGCGCGTAGATCGCAATTGCGGCGTGGTCCTGCTGGATATCGTTTGAGACCGTCACAGGCAAGATAGTGGATGAAATTAAGGAGCTTTTTGATCTTTATCAAAGGCTCGATATAAAAAAAAGAACGAACCGACTTAAGCATTACGAACCTTATTCATTCCAGAAATATTTTCACAACGCCCGTTGTGACAAAGGCCTTCCGGCTACACAGAAAGCATTGCAGGCCGGTAACGGCATCGGAAAGACATGGGCGGGTGGATTTGAAACGGCTATTCACCTCACCGGACGTTACCCGGACTGGTGGGAGGGTGTCAGGTTCAGAACCAACATCACCGCGATGGTCGGTGGCCTCACTCACGATACTGTCCGGGACATTCTGCAACTGATTCTCTGCGGAGACCCGGCCGATGACGCTCAATTAGGCACTGGCACTATCCCGCTTGAGTGCATCGGCAAATGTCATCGCAAGTCAGGAATCATCAACGCCTATGACACCGTGATGGTTAGGAACGTCAATGGCCGCTGGTCGAAGGTCATGTTCCGCGCCTATGAGCAGGGCGCAAAGAAGCACATGGGTACTCGTATACACCTTGGCTGGTGCGACGAAGAACCGCCTTCCGATATCTGGTCGCAGTACCAGCGCGCAGCAGTCTCAAACAAGAGCTTGTTGATGCTGACCTACACCCCGGAGGCGGGACTGACCAAAGTGGTCGATATGTTCATGAATCACCGCAGGCCCGGTCAGGCGATTATCCGGGCCTCGTGGGACGACTCGCCGCACATGACGGATGAGATCAAGGAGGAAAAACTCGCGCAGCTTGATCCGTTCGAAAGAGACATGCGCTCACGTGGTATCCCGATCATAGGTTCAGGACTCGTGTTCCCCATTCCAGAAGAAAATATAAAGGTCCAGCCCTTCGATATACCGAAGCACTGGCCTCGCATATGTGCGATAGATTTTGGCTGGGACCATCCGTTCGCCTGTGTCTGGATAGCATGGGACCGTGATAACGACACCGCCTATGTGTATGACGCTATCCGGGAACGTCACACGCTGCCGCCCATGCACGTTGCGGCCATCAATGCGCGCGGCGAGTGGATACCTGTCGTCTGGCCGCATGACGGTCTGAATACAGAGAAAGGTTCTGGTCAGTCACTGGCTCACCAGTACCGTGAACTCGGCGCGAATCTCAGGCGTGACAAGTTTTCTAATCCGCCCGCTGACGGACAGAAAGATGGGCAGGGCGGAAATAAAGTCGAACCCGGCATATTCGAGATGTTCACGCGCATGAACACCGGGAGATTCAAGGTCTTTGCCAATCTGACGGAATGGTTCGATGAATTTAAATCCTATCACCGCAAGAACGGCCTGATAGTCGATGTGGATGAAGATTTGATGTCTGCAACACGGTATGCGTGTTTGTCATTACGTCATGCGATTACCAAGCCTTCCGAGGAAAACATATTGAATTACGATTTCAGAAACGGCGTGAAATATCGGAGTGCAAATCCCCGTGCCCGGCATTGATAGACAGAAAAACTTCGCCAGCCAGAAGATCATCAGGGAACGTGCCGCAGAGTTTTATGAAAAGGTGGTCAAGGGATTCGAGAATAAGCGCGACCAATCTAAGAAGATAGACGAATACTGGGATATCTATAACTGCAAGCTGAATGAAAACCAGACCTATGACGGTGATTCCAAGGTTTTCTACCCGGTAGTACGGGACGCCGTTGAATCCCGCGTCAAGCGGTTCATGGGTCAGTTATTCCCGAATGTCGGTCGCCTTATCGAGTGCGTCTCTGAGACCAATGACACGCACTACGCAACGCTTTCAATCCTTCACCGTCATATACGCTTTGCAAAGCTGAGAAGCCTTATCCCGGCGCTCCTTCGCAATGGCGACGTGGAAGGTCAGTGGTCATTGATGATGGGATGGAAATCTATCAAGCGCGGCGTTGTTCATCGCATCATGAAGGACGAGGTAAAGGATATCGAGCAGGATGAGGTTGTAGAAGAAGGACCGGACATCACCATTATCCCCGCTCAAGACCTGCTTGTTATGCCGGCAACCGTCGATAACATCGAGGATGCCGAGATTGTTGCGGTCGCCTTGCGGTTGTCGGAAGGCGCGCTCAAGAGATACGTCAAGGACGGAATCTTTACCCAGTCTCAAGTCACTTTGATGAGCAAGGGCGAAAAGGACAAGTCGCCAGCAACAAAACGAACATCCGATGCCGGTGTTAAGTCGGACGGAAAGAAAACCTATTACCTCGTTTACAAAGCGTTCATCAAAATGAAGCTTGACGAGGATGAGGACGAACTCTGCGAAGTGTATTTTGGCGGGAAGGATATCGTTCCCGGTATACGACGTTGCCAGACATGGAGCGGCAAGATACCAATTATCTCGGTTCCCTGCGACAGCATATCGGGTTCATTCTGGGGCAAGCCCCGCATGGATGCGGTAGCTCAGCTCCAATATCAGGTTAACGATGTCATCAACATGGGAATGGATTCAGCTTCCTATTCCCTGTTGCCGATCATCATGACAGACCCGCTCAAGAATCCGCGCGTCGAGTCCATGATTCTCGCCAAGGCAGCTATCTGGGAAACCAGCCCGAATGATACACAGTTCGCGAGCTTCCCCCAGTTGTGGAATGACGCGCTCGGCATGGTGCAGATTTTAAAGTCCCAGATCATGGAGTCTATGGACGTTAACGACGCCATGATGGGCAAGGCGCCTCCGGGCAGAAAGAACGCCCAGGCGATTGCACAAATGCAGTCGGAGGCGTTGCAGAACATCAACGACACGGTACGCCGCGTCGAAAACGAAGTCATGAATCCTATTCTGGAATGGATATTTGAACTTGACGAGCAATACCGTGACACCGATTTGACTGTCATGACCGAGGGAGAGATAGGCGTTCAGTCGCGCGTCGAGAAGATACCGCCGCAGCAGTTCAATACCCGGTATTACTTCCGCTGGCTCGGTACCGAGTCTTTACAGGGCGCGCAGCGTGTCCAGCAGCAGATAGGCTTGATGAACGTCCTGCGTGGACTTCCGCCGCAAGCATTGAATGGCCGCACCTTGGATATCGGTCCTATCGTCGATTACGTCACCGAGTCGGTTCTGGGTCCATCTGTAGCGCCGCGCGTCATTATCGACAACCGGCACAAGATGACGATATCGCCAGACGAAGAAAACATGATGCTGCATAACAATCTTCCGGTAGAAGTCTCGCCGATGGATGACGATGCTCAGCATGTGCAATCGCACCAACAAGCTGCGCAGTTGACCGGCGACCTTCAAGGCGCATTCCGCCAGCACATCATGAAGCACATGGCGCAGATGCAGGCCAAGGCGCAGGCAGCCGCACCGCACCAAGGGCAGCCCGGTGTACCGGGTAATCCGGGGGTCCCTGGAACACCGAGACCCGGCGCGATGCCGGCACCGCAACGTCCTGTTCAGAATCCCCCCGGTGCAATACCGCAGGAACGAATGCAAGACCCCGCCGCAGGCATGCGGTAAACGAATCTAGAAAGCCCCTAACGGGGCTTTTTTTATGCCCGCGTTTTACCCCGACCGACGCACGTTATGCGTCACACCCGACTGGTGGCCGTAGTTCACCGAGGAGATTGATAAATGACTGACGAAACGATGCCCGAAGAAGTTGTTGTTGAACCGACCGAGGAAGAAGTTATCGACCCGCCTGTTGAAGAAACAGAGCCGGTTGATGAGGAAGACGATAAGCCGGTATCCCGAGCGCAGGCCCGTGTTCAGGCGTTGATTCGGGAGCGTGCCGAAGCGCAGGCCAAGGCGCAGGCAGCCTCAGAGCAGGCGGAGTTTTATCGCCGGCAGGCTGAAATGCGTCAACCTCAAGAAGAACTCGATCCAGATGAAGCGTGGAGACGCCAAGTCAACACACAGCTCCAGCAGATGCACATGCAAACGCTGGATGCCAACGACCGGGTAACGTTCACAACGAAGTTCGCGTCCAGTCCTGACTTTGCGAAGTATGCAGATAAGGTCGAAGCCGAGTTGCAGAAGGCCCGTGGTAACGGTGTCAACGCAACACGCGAGGGGATTTTCTATTACATGATGGGTAAAGATCGTGTTGAGAATATCCGCTCGCAGTCGGCCAAGAAGCGCGAAGGCGAAAAGCGCGTTGCGTCAGCCAAAGGAACACCAACCTCCCCAAGATCAGATATTGCCGCAGGGAAAACCACGTCCACGGCCGAAGAAAGGCTGAGGGACATTCTTATCTAATCGAGGTGATTTATGCCAAATAACACATCAGCAACATTTTCCGCTGACGTCCAAGCGTATCTTGCAGAAAAAGTTCTGCCGATTGCAAAACGTCAGTTAACCGCTTATGCCTTCGCAGACAAGATCAAACTGCCGAAGAACATGGGCACCACCTATACGGCTACCCGTTACTCGCGTCTGCCGCTGCCCGTCGCAACCTTGTCTGAAGGCGTACCGTCCGTCAGCGAGACCATGACGATCAGTCAGGCGTCGGCGACCGTCCAGCAGTGGGGCGACTCGGTTCAGTTGACCGATGTGGCGGAATTGACCATCAAGCATGACGTATTCCAGCAGGCAGTTCGCCTAACGGCAATACAGATGTCTGAAACGCTGGAACGCAATGCCTATACCGGCAGCAACGGTCTTCTGGCGGGCACCAACATCAATTATTCCAATGGCCGGGCGAATCGTGCTGGGTTGACCACGGCGGCGTCCGATTCACTGTCTCCATCGGATATTTACAAAGCCGTTGGCGCTATGACTACATTGGGCGTGCCGCGTTTCGATTCACGAGGCGAGGATTCCTATGAGGTAGGCGCAGGAACAAAGGTCAAGCCCTATGGTGCGCCTGTTTATGCCGCGATTACACATCCGTTGGTTGCTCAGGATTTCCGGTCCAATTCGACGGTATCGACGGCATGGCAGTACAGCGATGTTGAACGCCTGTATGGCACAGAAGTAGGCGTCTGGAATGGCGTGGCCTTTACGACCTCCAACATGGTGCCGTACTGGGCCAATGCCGGGGCGGGTCCGACGCCTGCGGCATCTAGCACTGGCGGCAGCTTCGCAACCGCAACGTGGTATACGCAAGTGGTCGGGTGCCCTGCACAGACCGGCATGGAGCAGCAGATTTATAACATCCAGTCTGTTGCGGTGACGAGTCCCAATGTCATCACCATGACAACGCCGAACGTCCCCGGCATGGTCTACAACGTGTACGTGAGTGCAACCAACGCACAAGCGGGCATGACGATTGCCACGGGTACTTATACCGGCGCACCGACTACGGGTGGTGCGGCAGGCTTCTTAGTTGGTGTTCCGGCCAATACCGCTGTGACGCTGACCGCTGTTTCTACCTATAACGGTAGTCAGATTCCGCCCTCACAGCCCGGTTCCGGTGTGACCGTGTTCCCGACATTCATAGTCGGCAAGGGTGCCTACGCGGTTGTCGATCTTGATGAGCCCCGTTTCGAGTATTTGCGCGAAGCGGATAAGTCGGATCGTCACAACCAGTTGCGTGTGATCGCGTGGAAGGTTTTCTACGGAATGATGATTACCAATCAGGCGTTCTTCATGCGCATCGAGTCCAACTCGCAGTTCTCTCCGAGCTTCACTTCTGGCACCCCTGCCTTGAGTGCTGGCGCGGCGACGACCTACGGCGTGGCGTACTAATCGTAGCGACATTGAGGGGGCCAAGCGCCCCCTCCTTTTTAATGACGGCCTTCGTGGCCGTTTTTTATTGGAGGATTTATGGCTGAAACACTGAGCGTAAAGAAAGAAGTGAAGGAGGAACGACCGCTGGTCAACGTTAACGTCCGTGTCGGCAGCACAGACAACAAGATCACATTGAATGGCGTTCCTTATTTCGACGGACAGACCTACACCGTCACAGAAGAAACGGCAATTGATCTGATGTGGATCATGCACAACACGCAGGAGTACGACCATGTGATGAATACCGGGAATATCGCCGGCAACGTCTTATCGAAAAACAAGCGGAGGTTTTAATGTCTGAAAAGAAAGTAGGTTACATGTTCCGCGTCGGCTACGACCTTGGCAACGGCAGAAACGTTGATGTCACGGGAAACTTCGCGGAAGGCGCTACGAACAAGGAAATGGATTTAGAGCTAGACAAAATCATGAAGTCTATGGAGCGTCAACGAACGAAGAACGAGATCGTTCTTCTGGAAGCCAATCTTGAAGTAGCGAAAGACCAATTGTCGGCCAACGAAAAGGCATTCCACGAACTCACGGAAAAAGAAAAACGGGAAGGGAAACTCAACTCCGCCGACAAGCAGCATGTCAATACCATGAAGGTGAATATAGGGCGAATCGCAGAAGATATCGAAAAGGGCAAGGCCGCCATTAAAGAGAAGAAAAAAGCAGTATGTTGACCTCGGCGCAGATCGTTACACAGGCGTTGCAGATCGCAAAGTGCCCCGGCTATACCGTTCAGGCCACTAATGCGTTGAACGCCCTGCTAAACGGTCTTGCGCTGACCTACGACAATACATTAACCCGGAAGCTGACGACCATTGCCGTCACTTCCGGGACTTTCTCGTATCCACTGCCGGCTGATTATCTGAGACAAAAAGAAGTTTTCTACAACATCAGCGGCACGGTTTTTTATCTGAATCAGATCGCTCTACAAGACTTTGACCAGCAATACACGGGGTCAAGCAACAGCCAGTACCCGGATAGTTTTGCGACGGATAACTCAAATTCCACGATCTATTTATATCCTTATCCTGGAATCTCATTCACCTTGAGCGTCCGTTACATCGCATCCCCTGCGGATATCGCCAACGCGGATACCAGCACGACCGTTCCTTGGTTCCCGTATCAGCAATACCTTATTCACGCCTTGGCAACCCAGATGATGAAACTGACCGACGATGAACGGTGGGCCAGTTTCGAGTCGATGGGGCAGGACATGCTTCGTGACTACTTGCGCATGGATAACGACATGGGCGGCTACGTGAACACCGTCAAGAAGGACCCGCGCACATTTAGGAATGGTGGGTCCTATCGTCCGACCAAGTTACAGGGCTGGTAATGCCGCTTCGTAAATCCGAGCCGTATACGTTTACGCCGATAGGGCTTACCGATTCACCCGATCAGACGACGAGCTTCCCAGGCGCGTGCCGGATGCTGCAAAACCTCGTTGTAGACCGTTACAACCTGCACGGCTGGACGAGCAGACCAGGCGTCACGGTACTGAAGGACATTACCGCAGCGGTCGGCGCCGGCGCGGTTATCTCGGTTGCCATGCAGATAGGCAGCCGGGTTTATGGCCTTGCCGGGCCGTCAGGCGGCACAGACGCGCCTTTCTGTTACGACCTTGGCACAGCCGCCCTTGTGACTGTTACGGTCGCAGTCGGAACGACGCTGCCGAACGCGGTTGCGATTACCGGTGACTGGACGCCGCCGACGATGGCGCTGGTCAGTACCAAGTTGCTGGTCACGCATCCGAACACGACTGGATTGAATGTTCAGGGTTATTACTTCGATCTTAGTAACCCGGCAGCGCCGACATTCAACAAGCTTCAAGTGACTGTGGCAGCCGGCGCACAGACGTGGATAGCGCAAGCAGTTTCACAGTTCGGTAACCGGGCATGGTACTCAGTCGGCAATGTTGTTTATTACAGTGACGTTCTGGTTCCACAGACGATAACCAACGCCAACCAGATTTTGACGGTGGGCGATACCACGAATATCACGGCCAGCGTGGGACTACCGCTGTCCACATCGTCACAAGGCGTCTTGCAGGCGTTGATTCTTTTTAAGGATCACTCGATATGGCAAGTCACTGGAGATTCTGCGCTTAGTACGCTGGCGCTTAACCAGTTATCCGGATCGAATGGCTGTGTTTCGCCAAGAACGATTGTAGCCACCCCGGTCGGTCTCTTGTTCATGGAGTACGACGGTATCCGGATCGTGAATCAGTCTGGCGTTGTCGATTACTTCAACATCGACATTGTGACGCCGTTCACTGCCTGCACGCGTCCTTCAAGGGCCTGCGCGGTGTTCAGCAACGGCACTTACCGCATATCTCTGGACACGACATTCAATTCGACATCTTACACGCCGGTCGAGTTCTGGTTTGATTTCATTTCACAGAAATGGAGCGGGCCGCATACGTTCGGATTCCATGTAGCGGTTCCGTATCCAGAGCTTTCGACAACCTATGGCGGGTCCGTGATTCTCGCCAGAAACGATGTGACTTCAAAGCTGCTTAATAGCCAGATCGTACAGGCATCGACATCCGTGTTTACGGACAACGGCGCGAGTTACCAGATCAATCTCAAAACCGCCAGCATGCCAGACACGGGTGACATGATGGAAAAGTGCATCGTCGAAAGCACTGTTGAGCTTGCCCCTAATCAGGGTCCTCAAAACACCTACACGTTTAATGCGCTGAACGATTCTGGAAGCATTATCGGAACGTGCGGCGTCACGACGCAGCCGACCGTAGGCATATGGGGAACTGGCACATGGGGAACTGGCACATGGTCGGCAAATTCATTGAACGCGCACGTTTACACGATGAAATGGGACAAGCCAATCGTTACCAAAAAGCTTTCTTTCAGCATGACATCGACCGCCATTGCGGGCACGTCAGTTAAACAGTTCAACCTCCGTTATCAGGTATTGGGGTACATGAATGCTTAGAGTCAACATGGGTCAAGACGAAACCGGGAAATCATGGATCAACAGGCTCGATCTTGGCTGCACTGAGCTACAGATTCACAAAGACATTACGGAATCTGAAATAAGGGCGAAGATAGCAACTCTTGAGGCGTCTCTTAAATCGTTTCCAGATGATATCAGGCTTGATCCAGAAGACTGCCCGCTTGTTCATTACTTCCCGCCCGGCGTCTATTGCCGTGAAATTCATATCGCCGCAGGTTCAGTCATCACCGGCAAGATACACCGCTTCGCACACTTCAACTTCATCTCAAAAGGCCGGGTAACGGTCCTCACCAAAGACGGACTTGAAACGCTGGAAGCACCCCATTCGATGGTGTCGTCTGCCGGAACAAAGCGCGCCCTGTATGCGCACACAGATGTTATCTGGACGACCATTCATCCGAATCCAGACGACATCAGGGACGTTGACGAGTTGGAGAAAATAATCATCGCACCGGATTACGCTGAGTTCCCATTGGCGGAAGGCCATATCGTGAAGATTGGAGGTATCTGATGGCTTTCTTTGCGACTGGCGGAGCAATTCTTGGCGGGTCACTAGGTGCTGGAACATTTTTAGGTGCATCGGGGGGCGCTTTACTGGGGGGCGCACTGGGTAGTTCGGTTGCGGGCTCTCTCGGCGGTGGCGGTGGATCACGGGCCGGTGGCGGGTCAACAAGCTCCCCGCCTGTATACATCCCGCAGAATCAGCCGGGGATGGATACCAACTATCAGAACTCATTCAACCAATACCAGAACGCGATTAACCAGTATTACGGGCCGTTGATGGGCATGGGCGGTCCGCCAACAGCAGCGCCCATGCCAGCAGCGCCATCGATTCAGCAACCACAACCACAACCACAACAGTCTAGTAACTTTAACCAGTCAGGGTTTAACCCGCAATATAGCAATCGTTATGGGCGTCACCAGAATGACATTCCGCAACCTTTGAGTGCAGCGCCGGATACAACTGGCATGCAGGGACATGTAACTGGCACACAGGGTCTTCCTGCGCCCTCACAGTCTGGTCAGCCAACACCCTTCACGCCCTCCCCGATTACCTCCGCCTACCAGCAGATTTATAACAACCCGCAGGCCCAAGGCATGCAGAACAGTGCCAATCAAGCGGGTCAAATTGCGCAAGGTCTGTTGCCGCAACAGCAGGCGGCTATTCAGGGCATGTACGGTGCTGGCAATAACATGCTGTCGGCTGGCAATACCGTGTTTAACACAGCTATGGATCCGCAGCAGGCGCTTTATAACCGTACCCAGCAGCAGCTACAGGATCAGGTTAGGGCCGCGTCATCGGCCGCAGGTGTAGGTACATCGCCATACGGTGCCGGTCTTGAAAACCAAGCCATGTCGAACTTCAATATAGACTGGCAGAATCAACAGCTACAACGTCAGATGCAGGGCTTGTCCGGTCTTAACGTGGCGAACCACGGCTATGCCGCTGATATGGCCGGGGCATCAGCCCTTGGCGATTCGACCATGCAAACCGCTCAGAACATCGGCGGTATCCCATACAACGCAGCAAATACGATTGGCACAAACCAGTTCGGTGCGATCACCAGTTACCAGAATGCGCTGACGCCGTACTTCCAGCAGATGGGCAATTCGATGAATCAGGCGGGCGCCTATATGGACATTGGTAGCTCCGCACAACAGAACGCATTCAATCAGGCCAGCCTCAACCAAGCATATAACAATCAGCAGCAGCAGCAGGCCGGATCAAACTTTGCCCAAAGCGGTCTTGGCAATGTATTCAGCGGGATATTTGGCGGTAATAGCGGCCAGACGCCTGATTTCTTCTCAAGCAACCCTTGGGCTAATCCGCTTGTTGGCGGACCGCGTCAGTTCTAGGATTTTAACAAATGAACCTAAACAATTTGCTGAGCGGAATTAATAATGGAATGACCGGGTATTACGCCGGTCAAGATGAATTAGTAAAGCGAGCCTATAACCAGCAATTGCTCGAACAGATGAAGTTGAAGACGCTTCAGCAGCAGCAGGAGATGCAGAATGTGGGGTACACAGGCCAGGTCATGGGAGACATTGGCGGATTCTCGCCGCCGCCCGCCGCTCCTGCTCAAGCGCCTGGTCCCGGCCAGTCTTCCATGCCGATGCAGCAGCCGCAGATTCAGCCGTACCAAGCACTGCCGAGCGTGCCATCTTCCCAGATGAACCCGCCGCAATTGCCGCCCCGTCCTCAGAAGCCACAGGCATCGCCTACCGGGTTTCCGCAGACCATCGCCGAGCTTCAACAGCGCCTAATGACGGAAGGTCAGGCGATGTCTCAAAAGGGCGTTCCTCAGATGGCAATACAGAAGGTTCTGCAAGACGCATGGACTCAGTACGCCCCGATGGTGAAAGCCAGCGAGGAAGAACAGCACCGGACATTGGCCGAAGCGGAAGCGGCCAAGCGTGATGACAGGGCCAACGAGCAGCTTTCTTTGTCAAGAGCATCCGGGGAACGGTCGGATAGACGACTCGACATGGAAGGAAAGCGACTTGATGCTACCTTAAAGTCCATGTCTAACGGACAGAAAGCGCCGGCAGGATTTAGATGGAAAGATGACGGATCAGAGCTTGAGCCAATTAAAGGCGGTCGTTACGATCCTAACGCAAAAGTATATAGGGGGATTGGTTCTGCCAATGTCCCGCTGGCTCAGCGCATGAATCCAACAATGCTCGCGTCAGTGAAAGTAGACATTGGCGAAATAGACTACGGCCTGTCACAGATAGAAAAACTCGCCACAGACACGGCTAGTCCGTTCTTTGAGGACACTGAACACGAAGGCGCTATTTCAAGATTCTTCAAAAAATCCATCACGCCAGAACAAAGCCAGCAGTACGACACGCTATCAAATCGTTTCGCCATAGCAATTGCGTCTCTACAATCTATGGGTCGTGGTCAAATCAGCGACGCAAAGGTTGCGGAAGCGAAGAAGCTTGTTCCTGTACTGGGCGATGCGAAGACTACGGTGCAAACCAAGCTTAATCAGATCAGGCGAATCAAGGCAATTGCCAACCATACACTCTATGATCCTGCTCCAAACAGCAATAACCCGGTTTGGGATGCTGTAGATGCGAACGGCGGAGATACGAGTCAGTTCCAGTCGACAGATGGACAACCTCCCGGCAACGTCATCATCGACTACACGAAAGGCCAGTAATGCCGCAATACGCCAAGCTGCCAGACGGGAACTACGCTGCTTTCCCAGATGACTGGGACCATAACAAAATAGATGCGACGCTGCGTAAAGATCACCCCGACCTGTTCAAGTCGGTTCCGCCTTTGGGTGCCCATAACCTCGCTCAGCCGGATAAATACGACCCCACTGACAGCATGTCTACCTTCGACAAGGTAGCCGCTGGCGCTGGTAAGTCTGTTGTCGATATGGGCCGTGGCGCACAGCAGATATTGTCCCACGTCCCCGTCCTGAATAAGACGGATATGTTCAATCCGAGCAACGTCCAGTCAGGCGTAGACGAATCCAAAAAACTCGACGCGCCGTTGATGGCGACAACCTCCGGAAAGGTAGGTAACGTTCTTGGTTCTGTCGCTGCCGGCGCTGTTATCCCCGGCGCTGGAACATTGCGTGGCGCGATGGGTGTAGGTGCCGCGATGGGCGCCTTGCAGCCAACGTCTAAAGGCGAGTCTCGCGGGCTTAATATCGCTGCCGGCGCTGCGGGTGGTGCTGCGGGTAAGTTTGCCGGGGACAAGATCGGTTCATGGTTGTCTCAGAGGGTAGCCAGAAAATCCGAAGAAGCGGCTACTCGACAGTCACAAAATTCAGTAAGGGATGCCACGCTCTCAGCAGCACAGAAAGAAGGTTATGTGGTGACGCCACCAATGGCCGGCGCTGGCGTTGGCAGCCGTCTACTATCTGGCGTGTCTGGAAAGTTCAAAAGCCAGCAATTGGCAGAAATAAAGAATCAAGACGTGACAGAGCGATTAGTCAGGAAGGAAATGGGCCTGCCTAAAGATGCGCCTATCACGTCAGAGTCCATGCAGCAGATCAGGGCGAAGGCATATCAGGACGGCTACGTTCCGGTAAAGAGCGCCGGCATTGTATCGACCGATGCAAAATATAATGCCCGTCTGGATGACATCGTAGCCAAGTACAAGGGCGCGAGTAATTCATTTCCAGATGCGGTGAAGTCGGATGTTAACAATCTTGTCGATTCGTTCAGGGTTAAGCATTTTGATGCTGCCGACGCGATTGATGCCGTCCAGATTCTAAGGGACGATGCTAGCAAGGCGTTCAAGACTGGCGATAACGCACTAGGTAAAGCCAATCTCGGTATCGCAAAGGCCATTGAGGACAAGATTGAAAGGCAGCTTGCGGCAACCGGCAAGCAAGGCACATCCATGTTAAAGGGATTCAGGGACGCAAGGACGTTGATGGCCAAAGCGCACACCGTCGAGGATGCCATACAAGAAGGTTCTGGCCGCGTTAATCCTCAGAAGTTCGCCGCCAGAGTGCAGGCCGAAAAACCAATGACCGGCGCATTCAAGACCATCGGTGAATTTGCCAACGTCTTTAAGGACGTTAACCGAATCCCGAAAGAAACGTCTTCCAATCCGTTCACTATTTTCGATTATGGCGTTGGCGGATTGATGGGAGCGGCTTCTCATAATCCTTTGGCAATGGCTGGCGTGGCGGCACGTCCTGCCGCCAGACATTTAATCATGTCCAAACCTTACCAGAAGCTTTTCGTTCACCCCAGTTATGGTGCCAATTCAATTGCAAAGCCCGTTTCTTCCGTAGTCAATAGTTCGCTTGGTAAAGGTACTTCGGCATCTGCTGGCGCTAAATCTTCCATCACTCTAAAGCAACAAGCAGAGCGTGACGCCGCCCGTAAACGCCGAATGAAAGCAAGGAAGTCGCCATCAACATCCTGATAATCGACGTGGGTTCCGCGTCCTTGGACTTCGCACTGCGTTGTATCAAGAAAGGCCATGCCGTGAAGGTGTTCATGGCCAACGAGAAGAACCAGACCGTCAACACGGTCGGCGACGGCATGATAGAGAAGGTTAAAGACTGGACCAAGTGGATGCGCTGGGCCGACCTTGTTCTGCTCACGGATAACACGAAGTACCTGCACCAGTTGGAGACCTACCGTCAATACGGTTATCCGATATTAGGTGCGACGCTGGCGTCTGCCGAGCTTGAACTTGACCGTGAGAAAGGCCAGCAGGCGTTGAAGCGGTGCGGTCTTGAGATTATCCAATCCAAGACGTTCAGCGATTACGACAAAGCCATACAGTACGTCGATAAGACCAGAAAGCGGTTCGTGTCCAAGCCATCAGGCGATGCCGACAAAGCCTTGTCGTATTGCTCCAAGTCTCCGAAAGACATGATCTACATGCTCCAACGCTGGAAGAAGCAGCAGAAATTAAAATCCCCGTTCATCCTGCAAGAGTTCGTTCCCGGCATTGAAATGGCTGTTGGTGGCTGGTTTGGCCCCGGTGGATTCTCGAAGTGGTATTGCGAGAATTACGAATTCAAGAAATTGATGAATGACGATCTTGGCGTTGCCACTGGGGAGCAGGGCACCGTCGTTCAGTACGTCAATAAGTCAAAGCTCGCCGACATCGTTCTAAAGCCATTAGAGCAGGTGTTACACGAAACAGGTCATACCGGCTATGTGGATATCAACTGCATCATTGGCGAGGACGGTACGCCGTGTCCTTTGGAGTGGACATGCCGACTTGGCTGGCCGCTGTCCAACATCATGCAGGTTTTGCACGAAGATATCGTTGACTGGATGCCTGATCTCCTCGACGGCAAAGACACGTTTACACCTGCTGAAGATATCGCTGTAGGCGTGGTCATGTCGATCCCGGATTATCCTTACTCAAAGATGACCAATAAAGAAGTATCCGGCGTCCCAATTTATGGGTCCAAGGATATTGAGTATTTCTTCCATCCTTGCGAGGTCAAGCTGGGTACTGCTCCAGACGAGGTTGACGGCAAAATAAAAGACGTTCAAATGCCCGTGACTGCCGGCGACTACGTTGCCGTTATAACCGGCGTCGGCGATACCGTGAATGAGGCTAAGCGCATGGCCTACAAGAACGTCAAAAAAATAGAGATTCCTAATTCCCCGATGTACCGGACCGACATAGGTAATCGTCTTATCAAGCAACTCCCGGCGCTTCATGCGATGGGATACTCAAAGTCGACGCAGTACAAAACATGAGCTTTCTGGATACCGAAGTAAAGGTTATCCATCTGACACAGAAACAAATGATCGACCGGGCCGGAGAAGACGTGCTCGGCCATATCGAACACACCGACACGATTCTGATACGGAAAGATATCTCCGTAGACTTGTACGTGCGCGTGTTATTTCACTACCGGAAAATGTTGGAGCATTAAATGGCGATTATCAACCCGCTTCCGAACAGCATAGCGAACGGTCAGACAGAAGACGCGACGCCGTTGATGGCGAACTTTAATGCCATTGTATCCAACGTCAATGCCAACGCGGCTGCTGCGTATGGTGGAACGCTGACAAACCCAGTCCTCAATCAGCCGACTGTAAACGGTTCTGGCGGCACTCTTACACTCCCTAATGGACCGGATACACTGGTAAGTCGCACATCAACAGACACGCTCACAAATAAGACACTGACAAGTCCCGTCATCAACACGCCGACAATCAACGGATCAGGCGGCGCACTAACTCTTCCAGCAGGGCCAGCTACTCTGCTGACGACAGCAGGCGGCAATCTCACCGGCGCGATCAACGCGACTCCGTACACTGTCATCGTGCCAGGTGCAGGCAGCAATAATATACAGGGCATCAACTCAGACAAAATCTGGCTGAACGGCCCAGCGGTATCGATTACTGATTGGGGAACCGCAGGCGGATATGTAGTTAACGGAAGCGTTCGCCAATTCATGTGCAATGCTGCGCATATTTTTCCAGGCAGTGCAAATATGCAGTCTCCTGCCGGAAGTTCCGGCCCCTACACGGCGGCTGTTGGCGATGTTATTACTTGGGAGATGGATGGTACCTACTGGAGATTTGTTGGCATCGGGACTGTCAGTGGGCTGCCGCCTGCGCAGTCAGTATCAGGATCATTTACCGCTACACTCGTAGGATGTACAACCAGTCCAACCGTAACTGCCACCTATGTCAAGAACGGAAATATGGTCACGGTTGTGATACCTGCTATGACCGCCACCAGTAACTCAACGTCCTTGCAGATCACCGGCCTCCCGGCGGCGATTACGCCAGCGGTAGGGGCTGGGGAGGGCGAGACGTGTGTGCGCGTATGGAATAATAGTGCAGTCCAGTACAGTGGGGGCACTGTCAGAGCGCAATCCTCTGGCACGATGCAATTAACATTGAATTCTTCCGATACAGGCTTCACGGCATCAGGAGTCAAAGGTGTTGGTAATTTGTCCTTTACCTACAAACTCGTCTGATGGAATCCATAATGGTCGATCCTCGCATTAGCTATATCACAAAATCACAGATGATCAGTCTCACCGGTGAAGATTACTTTGGCTATGCCGACTGGGCAAAGGGCGTCGCCTACGTCCGGTCCGACCTCCCTAAATGCGTTGTCGAATCCGTCACCGCGCATGAGCAATGGCACCTTGACCACAAGAGCGGATTCGAGCCTGGCGCGTGGCTTGCTGGATTAAAGGCCAGCCCTTCCGGGTTCTTCCTCGGCATATTGATGAGTCTCACGCCGAGCCGGATATGGTTATACATCCGGCGAACGTTAAAAGGTTTCTAGCCCCTCGGGGCTTTTTTTATGTCTGGGGGTAGCGCATGGATTTAAACACGATCTTCAACTTGCTAGCCCTTGCGGTCGGCGGACTGGTGCTGTTTCTGCTTCGCAGCATTCACGGCACCTTGAATGAGCTTCGCGATAAGGACGATCAATTACAGGCGCAGATCAGTCTGCAAGCATTGACGGTCGCGAACAATTACATCAGCAAGTCAGATTTTAAGAATTTTTCCGATGCGATATTCAGCAAGCTGGATCGTATCGAAGGCAAGCTGGACAATAAGGAGGACAAGGCATGATCCCCATAAGCTGGTCACAGAATGAGCCGCCGTTTGAAGCGGCATTGCGGTTCACGTTGTGGGCCGAAGGCGGCATGTCTAACGATCCCGCCGACCACGGCGGCATGACCAATCGCGGGATAACCCAGTCCACCTACTCGGCATGGCGCTTTGCCAGAAAGCTGCAAATGCAGCCTGTCGGCATGCTGACCGACGACGAAGTGCATGCGATTTATCAGTCCGAGTATTGGATGGCTGGTACCTGTCAGCCGATGCCCGTAAAGCTTGCCATAGCGCACTTCGACTGGTGCGTTAACCACGGGCCTGCCGGGGCCAAGCGCACGCTACAGACGGTCCTTGGCGTCACGGTAGACGGCTCTATCGGCAGCGCCACCTTGGAGGCTATTCACGCGCAGGATGTGCACGAACTGGTAGCCGCTTACATTCAAGCACGACGCGACTGGTACCACGACGACGTCGAGCGCGACCCCACGCAAGGCCGGTTCCTAAGCGGCTGGCTGAACCGCTGTGACCGGCTCGCCGAATATATCGGCTGACGGCCACTGGATCGTAAACGTGTATTACCCATTCCCGTGGATGAGCGTCCAACAAGCCCGTAAATGGGACCAGTTCATCCGGGCGCATATGGGCCAAGCAAGCCGGCCCGCTCATAATCGAGGAAAGATAGATGAAGTCACGCTGGCTGTCTAAAACCTACTGGCTCGGTACTGGCGTCACTGTATTAGGGGCCGTGCAGTCCAATTTCTCGGCCTTGCAACAATTCCTGTCGCCAAAGGTGGGCGGGATACTGCTGTTCGTGGTCGGCGTGCTGGTTGTGCTGGCCCGTGAGGCGACTTCGGAACCTCTTAAGCCGATTGACGTGGCGACGGCGATTGGGTTGAAGGACGGCAAATCGAAGGATGATGGGAGTTGATGAATGAAACTGACAGACCTCAATCCGCGCTGGTATGTGCTTCAGCATGACGGTCCTATCGTTGGGTTGACGTTCGATTGCCCGCATTGCCGAACTGAAAGGCTGGGCGTGAAATTCCATCACTCCGGGCAAGAGGCGATGATCGACGCCTACATCATGGCGCATTCACCAGATACTAATCACATCTGGACAATGACCGGTGAAGCGTTCGACAACCTGTCATTATCGCCGTCAGTTGACGCAAGCGCATCTGGTCATTGGCACGGCTTCATCACTAATGGAGAGGCGACGTGAAACCCACCCTGATCGTTTTCATTGTTTCACTTTTCCTCGCTGCGCTCTGCTATGTGGACAGCAAACGTCCCCATCCGAGTGATTCTGGCGACCAACTATTTGCGTTGCTCGGGATGATTGTTTTCATCGTGGTCGCGATGACCGCTGTGCTGTGGAGGGTGTTCTCGTGATAACCCCACTCGCCTGGCTAGGCCGCACCGTTGCGGGCCCACTGCTCGGATCGAAACTGTTTTGGGAAGTGATGCTCGTCGTCGGGCTGGTGATCGGCGTCTACGCATGGCGCGTGCACGAGCAGAACCTCGGCGCCTACCGGGAGCAGGCCAAGCAGCAGGCCGCTCAGCTTGTGCAGGATCAACACATGCTGGCGGCCCAATCCATGCGCCTGTCTGTCGCGAAAGCCGCGCAGGCGCGTTCTGAGAGCGAACTACGGAGATATCAAAATGCCAAGTTACATGACAAAGCTACTGTTGATTGGCTCGCCGTTTGTGGTTCTCGTCCTTTGCCTCTCAGCGTGCGCGACTACGTCACAGGCGTGCAAGCCGTCGATCCCGCCAAGCCTGACGGCGCCGACTCAACTACCGGCGCCGCCCACTGACGGGGATAGCCTAATCGAATATGCGCGGTCATGCCGGCAGGCCGTTGAAGCGTGCAACGCCGACAAGGCCGCGCTACGGTAGGTCATCGCTCCCACCTATTAGGCAAAATCCACACCAATTTAGCAGCATAACGCCAAGCCGTTGAAAGGTCGAGATTGCGTATTCCGATCAGCACCCCCTTGATGCAGGTTTTAGCAAACGCCGTGGAATTGGATTGCGCGAGCGACCTCAAATAATGAGTCTCATTGACCAGCGCCCTAAATGTGCGATAGCTATTTCCCCGTGATCTGTTGGCCGTGGAGATCCTGTCGTCGCCCTCTGTGTGGTAAATCCTGAGTGCCTTGTGAATGTAATATCGCGTGGCGCGGCTATTGATCTTGGACCAAAGCGTTGCTTCCATGCCCGGCAGTTCCTCGTTAAACCGATCAGTTCCCAACAAGGTAGTCTTTGTCAGTCCCCAGTGCTCGCCTTTAGCGTTCAACGCCTGTTGCTCGTCGAGATATTGATCGCTGTCGAATCCTCGCCCAGAAAAATGGCCGGTGACCGAGTCAATACAGTTGCAGGTGATCGCGTCGATTTTTGAATTTGATTTGATGACGGCCTCGAACGTCGCCAATGCCTCGGGGAGCATTTCGTCATCGCTGTCCAGAAAGGTAAACCAGTCGCCATTGATGGCGTCTAGTCCGCGATTTTTGGCGGCTGTTACCCCACGGTTTGGATGGTGTGAGTAAATGCGAATGCGCGGGTCTTTGTATTGCCCGAGCAGGGCATGCGTGTTATCCGTTGAGCCGTCATCGACAATGATCAATTCTAAATCGTGGTAGCCTTGGACAAGAACGCTGTCAATCGCGCGTTTCAAAGTACCCTCGCGATTGTAAGTAGCCATGATGATGCTGATTAAAGGCATTCGCATATCCTTCATCTGCCTTCCCAGAATATGCCGACTATTTCAGAGTCTAACAGTTCTATTCGTTGCCCCTGACACTTGCATTTATCACATGCCACCACGTCAATTGACTCTGACGCAAATATGGACTCAGGCACTAATATCCATGAATGATCGCATGTCTTAAAATCTGGTATTTGATTTATCATCGCTCATCTTCTGCGGTCAAGAACATCAATACTTATCTCTCAGTTCTCGCAGTTTGTAAAGTCAAAAAACAAGTCGCCACGCTCAGCTGCCGCCCTCATCATTTGTTCAATCATCTGAGGAGGGTATATGAAGAGCGACCCTTTTTCTTTTGATAACAGGCATCCTTTCCCATTTATAGTTTCGCCACGCCCCATAACTATCGGGCCCGGCGAATCCATAATGTAAATTTCGCCACTTCTAACTGCTTCGTCTATCGCTTCTTGTAGTGTCATCGCTCCCACCTGTTGCACTTCAGCACCGCCCAGCAGGCGAAACCGTATACGCCGAGCAGCGTCAATCCAACCCATAATGCCCACATGTCAGCTCTCCTTTGCTGGTCCTCTAAAGTGTACAATAATTCCAGAATTGTCAAATAAAGCACAATCTTTTCATTTCAATGAACGGTCGCAACCGATTAATATATATCTGTTTCAGATTTCATTCGTAATCAGTAGGTCGGAGGTTCGACTCCTCTCTCCGGCACCATTTTTCTCCTTTACTCTCAGTAACTTGTTTAATTTTGTAACTGTCATAATTCGTGCTTAGACTGAGTCTTCATCCTATCTTTCACATATGGTCACGCCGAGGGTATTAAATTTCGGCCTTAAAGATTTTATATAGTGTTTTTCATAAGAATCGAGTCGGCTCTTATCCAGTTCAATTACAGATATCCTGTCAAAATCTTTTTTAGAAAAATAGTGGTTCACTATTCGTGATCTTATGTTTGTGCTTTTACCAACATATACAATCTCTTTGTTTTTTATTAAAAAATATATGCCACACAAAGAAACTGGCTTTGATATATGCAGTATCTGATTCTTCGTGGGAAATCCTGTTCCGTCATCGATCAATTGCAGAGACGCCTTGATTTCTTCTATTGTCGCATCGGGGCCGCAAAGTCGCAGATATGGCTTTATTAGATGATAACCACTCCTGCCCCTATAGACGTTTTTGGGAAGATGAAGGTTTTCAGGGTTTCTCGGCTTTGGCATTTAAATACCCCTAGGTCGCATCAACCTCATCAATCCCACGGTCATAAACCGCGAGCATAGATGCCGATTTGTGGCCGGATGCCAGTAGCTTATTGCCATCGAAGTCCGTCACTCCCTTAGCTTTCAAGTCGTGGAAGTGGAACGAAACTCCGGTCTTCGTAGCAATCCTGCCCCACGCACTTGAAAACGTGTCGTAGAGATACGGCTGGCCGGCCGTGTCGTGAATGACGTACTTCAGCGACTTAGCCCCCGGCAGCGCCTTGGCCTGATCCAGCGCGGCCACAAGTTCAGGCGAGGACAAAATCAGTTGGGTTTTGGAGCCTTTCACCCGCTTGAGCAGGATGCCCTTGTCAGACACGTCCGCCCATTCCAGTCTGAATACCTCGACCCAGCGCATCCGGCAGCGGTAAGCCAGTTCCATTGCAACCTGGATGTAAGCCGGCGCAGAGGCCTTGACGGCAGCAAACTCATCGTGTGTCACGTAGCGCGTTCTAGGCGGCGTTTTATGGCGTCTGACGCCCTTACAGGGGTTTGCTGGAGCCATGTCGCGCTCGTAGCCCCATGACCATACTGTGCTGATATAGGCAAGATCGCTGTTCGCCATCGGCTTATGGTCGGCACGGTCAAGATACTGGCGGAACACGCCCGGCGTGAAGTCATAAAGGTCCACGTCTCCAAACTTCCCCGACTTAAGCGGATAGTCCATGATCTTTTTGCTCTGGCGCTCGTACTCTCGGCGTGTCTTCGCAGCCAGCGCCAGGAATCGTTCTGACCCCAAAAACTTGTCTGACAGCCAGCGTAGGGTGCGCCGTTCCTGCGTGCCGGTCATGAAGGACTCGTAGGCGCGCCAGACCTCGGACCTCGGCGAGTCCAAGGGGCATATCGGCGTGATCTTGCCACGGAATCGGTACTCGTAAGCGGATCGTCCCGGTGATACACGCGGTGGTAGCCAATCGTTTTCAGGATTTCTTTTGCGGGCCATGATGTTCTCCTAAGTAAACTCCGGCACCACTCTATTCTCGGTCTCGGACCCGATCAACGGTTTGTTGAGCGCGGCCAGCGTCGTCACAATTTCGCCCTTCGCGTTCATGTAGTAAGCAACACGGTTCTTTTTCAGCCACTCGACCAGCAGGCTCTTGTGCACGATGCCCGTGTACTCGCGCAGGTCGTCTTGGCTTAGTAAGTTAGGGTTCATAGCGCCAACGAGTGAGGATCATTAACCAGACACACGCTCAAATGTTAAAGTTTCCCCTGTTCTGGTTATGCGGTACGTTTCCCCGGTCGCTTGAGCCAGCAGCTTGAGACCTTTGCCAGAATAGGTGACGCCGTAAATACTCCATGTGTCGTTATCCCACCTGTACCCGCGCGATTTATTCATGTGCCAATAGAATGCATCAAGCGGGAATAACACGGCGCGTATAATCAGCGCCCAGCGCGGAGGAATCACTCCCTCTGGGACATTTCTCGTGACGCTGCGAAAAATTTCCTCTCTGATTTTCATATCATTCCTCCAATCTGTTCATCGCGGAGCGGGAATGCTCCGGGCGCAGTCATGTCAGTTTCTCGCCGTCCTTCCCCACATCGATCAGCCTTTCCAATTGGCACGCCGCCTCGTAAGATGCCCTGTCAATCTCATCCACAATCGCAACGCCCTTCATTGCAGAAATCCACGCGCGGACGATCTGCATTTGCAGGGCAAGCACTTGGTAGGTCGGGCGGTCGCCGGTGTCAGTCATTTCAAAATCTCCTTCACGATTTCGCGCGCCTGAATATATCCTTCGGACCACAGCGCATCACTGATACAAGGATTTTCTGTCCACTCCTTAACCTCCTGCAACTTGATCGCGAGGGCGTCACGCTCTGCCAGCAGCTTAGCAAGCAGGGTATCGTCCTGACCAATGCTAGCTATTGCCTCTATTGCCTCTTTCGCCCCGCGCCACTGCTCTTCTATCTGTTTGCCAACATCGGCCTTCGCTTCATCATCTTTGATGTAAAAGCCTTCAGCCGTGGCACCGCTAACATCCTTGAACTCGTCCTTGAACTCGAATCCCTTCACGAGTTCTTTTCGGGCGTGCATCAATAGTTCTTCGGCAGTCCCAACGTTGCCGGTCATTTCAGTACAGGCCAGCCAGTGATCGATTGCGGCTATCAGTTGTTTGCTCATGTCAGTTCCTCGTCGTTCATGGCTCGCTCGCCTCGCGCTCAGCCATCGTCTCCAAAAACGCCATCGCCCATTCTTGTGGGATGTTCCCATAGTTTTGCTGAGGCCAGCCGGGGTGTGCTTTCTCAAATAAGATTGCAGCGGCCGCACTCCACCCGTATTTTTCCTTGAGCGCATACCCTTCTGGACCGGCTAGATTGACTATGTGTCCAGCGGTGCACATCGGCGTCTTACATAGATTGGTCGAAGGATCTCTATCCGGCCCGAACGTTGACTGCCTGTGAATTCGCCGACCTTCTTTTATGTCAGATACAATGCGAGTGTATGGCTTGTCGATAACTGGCACATCGACCAGCTTGGTGAAGTACCCGGCATTGGCCAGCTTGGTGATGTACCCGGCATTGGCCAGCTCGGTGATGTACCCGGCATTGGCCAGATCGGTGATGTACCCGGCATTGACAAGCTTGGTGATGTACCCGGCATTGATGTCTTGATTTGATGCCAGCTTCGCTAATATCTCTCTTGGAATTTCGTTCATACCAGTCTTGCCGGAAACCTTAATCACTACGTTGATCCACTCGGACGTAATCCGGTGCCTTGGCGTGCGGAGCCTTTACCAGCAGACCATTTACAAATTCAATGTCGCTCATTATGCGGCCTCTTTCAGTTTGTTCGCCGCTTCATGGATCTGATGAAGAGCAATATATAAAAGCTCTTTGCAGGATTGATCTTTTACACTTGGCCCTTTCAAGGCCAGCAATTCGTCGGCAAACGCGATCAGCTTTTCAGTATCGGGGCGGCGCGCTTCGTCTTTAAGGCGCTTGCGCTCGGCCGCTTCGGCTCGTTCCTTTTCCGCTTTTGCCGTAGATGCTTCGCGCTGGAGCCTGTCGTTCTCAGCCTTGATTCTTGCCGCTTCCGCACGTTCTGCTGCAAGTTCAGCGTCGCGCTTTGCAGCGGCCTCGCGCTCAATGCGTTGTTGCTCTGCCGCAGCCTTGTCCTGCTCGGCGCGCATCGCGGCGTTGTGGGCTTCCTGCGCAGCCGTCAGCGCGGCTTGCTCTGCGGCGAGCGCATCCTGTTGGGCCTTGAGTTCAGCGGCCTGCTTGGCTTGGATGGCCTGCTGTTCTTCAAACAGTACCCGTTCCGCAAGGGCCGATTCGATCTTCTTTCGGACTTCGGCATGTACCGCGGTGGCTTTGCTTTTCAGCGGCTCAAAACTGTCGTCAATCGGTATGGCGTCGAGTTTCAACAGCGATTCGCGCAGGTTCGCAGCCGTCGCGCCGATCAGATACTCGGCAAATCCCAGAATGCGGGAAATGCGCGCTTCAACTGCCGCCAGTGCTTTTGCTGCCGCCTGAATTTGTTCCTGTTTGCGGCGCTCGGCTTCGGCATCTACCCAGTCTTTGGCTTCTCGCAACGGCCGTTCGATAGCTTCCAACGCCTCAGTTATGCGCTTCGCTTCTGCATCGACCTTGCGGCCCCATTCCAGTGAATCGGCCTTGAGTTCTTTGCGCTTCTTGTCCACGCCAGTACGCAGCGGCACCAGTTCAGACAGAGCGGCCTTGATGAGGCTGTAACCAACTTCGGTTTCCGCGTTCGGTACGTGCTTGTACTTCTCGCGCAACTCGGCGAGCTTCGCGTCGGTAACGCTGTACTTGATAAGCGGGATGCCGGACTGCTCTTGTAATTGCGCGCTCATTGGTCTTTGCCTCCAAAGTAAGCCTGTGCGAACTGCGATGAATGAATTACTTCACGTTCCTCGGCGCTGAATGGGCCTCCTTTTGTTGGCGCAACCCATAGGCGCATTTGCGTATCGTTCGATAATTCGTTCCACACTTTCGATGCCGCCACCAGATTGCCTTCCTTAATACCGTCCTTGATGGCTGTGATAGCATCCGCAAATTGTTCCTTGGCGACTTCGATATCAGGGCGCGTCGATTCTTCGCGGAATGTCTCGCCTTCAATGATCCGCTCTGCTTCGTCCTGGTCGAATATGCCGGCGAACCCGAACGCGATGCGCGCGCATTGAATCATTGACTTGTGCCGCAGGAACCGCTTCGTATGAGTTTGCCAAGGACCGACGACAGGACCGTTCTGGCCGCGAAAAGCTGGCCGGTATACTTCGTCCAGATATTCCTTCGTGCGGATCGGATGCGACCTGTCCTTGCGGTGGATTACGCACTCAATCCACCTCGGGCATTCCTTGCCGCCGTCTGGCGTTGCGGTTTCTTGCGATTCATTAAAATCCATGCCATCAAAAGCCGGATTCTCGTTGATGATGCGACTCCAGCCATCCACGCCAACAACGGGGACGATGCCGTTCTTCTTGTCGGGGAATGCGTAAATCTCTTTCGTGAATGGATTTAGGCCGTACTGGTCTGCGACAATAAGCAGTGCCATCATCTGCTCATTCGTGGCCTCGCCGTCTTTAACCTTGAACGCCGTGGCCTTTAGCGTCGTCATCAGCTTGTTAGGCTCGACGCCGTAGCGCGACGCGAACCGAGCAACCAGACTCGTTCCTGCTTCTGCTGTTTGTAATGCTGCGCTCATGTCTCTTTCTCCAATTTATCAAAATAAGCATTCTCCGCATCCTGCCAGCGGCGAATATTCCCGCGCCGCTCGACTGCAAAATCTTGTCAAGAGCATCCGGGGAACGGTCGGATAGACGTAGCAAGCGTGCCTTACGCGCCTCGTGATCATCGCGTGGCGACGGATTGCGGAATCTGTGCAGTATGGCTTGCAGATCAGTCATGGCGCGTATCCAGCAAGCCACGCATCAACTTTCGCTTTCGATCCCCAAGCCGCTGATGGGATTTCGTTGTAGATATAGATCGCGATTGCATGCAGAGCATGTATATTTTGATCATCGGCGCGACAGATTGCACCCATAAAATCGTTACTCAGCGCGGCATACAAAAAATCGCCTACGGGATGACGTTTGACCATATACTCGACCAGCGCATCGAAAATGTCTTTCGGGATGTCGGCCAATGATGTCATTTCATATACCTCAAAAAAATAACTATCACGATGATTGCCACAAGGACTACGAGTTCCATGGTCATGCCGCCAGCCCCAGCGCAATCGCCGCAGCAACCACGGCCAGCAATATTTCAAGGGTGCGCGCGAGCAGTCTTTCACCATCGCGGGGTGATTGCGTAGCCATCGGACGACGACGCCACCAAGGGCGAAGCGTGGTGCTGTAGTCTGTTTTGGTCATGGCTTCACCCTCCTAAAAAGACAACCCAGCCGCGACTTTTATTGCCTCATCGCGAAACATAATCATGTCATCCAACGTCAAGCGTGCTTCCTGTTCGCGTTCATCGCGTGAATCACCCGAACACATGCGCTCGTAGCGATGAATCGATCCGAGCAGTTCTTGCAGCAACATGGTCGGGTCCGCAATATAGTTCTGCGCCAACTCGACAGGATCGTTCTTCAACTGTGCGATTAGGCTTTCAAGACTGTTTGCAATGATTGCGCTCATGGCTTCACCTCTAGTCCGCAACGCGCCGCCAGCCTTCTGGGGTATGCTCGCGCTGACGTCTTATTTCATAGATACCCTTGTCGAACCGTATAGTTTTATGCGTGTCGAAACCCCTGTTATGAATCAAATCGGCTTCGTTATCGACTACCAAGAACATCACCATCGGATCATTTGCAGCATGGTAAAAGTCAACGCCAGCGGAAGCGACGGTATGATGGTGTCCGGTCTCGCTGTGCGCGACGATGTGCTTGCCGCTGTCATCGGATTGCTTTATCGCGCCAAGCGGCAAAGCCTGAATGCGATGAATGAGAATATCGCCCTGTGCTGCGCAGTTTTTGAAAGTTATGATTTCCATTGTTAAGTCCTCACCTCGGGTAAATAGGAAGCGTCATCGACGCCGTATGTCCACAGTTGCGCTTGTTCAGCAGTCTTCATTTCGCGCGGCACCGGAATACAAAAGTCCCGGCCAGTACCACACTTCACTTGCAGAAACCGTTCTTTCCCGCTATCCGGTAAATCAACTTCCAGCAGCGTCCCTATTTGCGGATTGCTGTTTTTGTTGATTGTTCGAGCGTTCAGTTGCGATAGCACGTTATGCCAGCCAACAATTTCACAAGCTGCACGGCGCTGCTCAATGTTTTCCCACGAAAGCGCCGTTGCCGCAGTGAGCGAATTTTTTTCAGTAATCCATTCTGACGGCACCGATACACCATGCCAGTGATATAGGCTCCATCCGTCTCGATACGCGATGGATGGCCCATGCTCTGCATGAAGCCGGCCTTGATCGTCTCGGCGCAACTCTGCTGGCCGATCAGAGATAGCAAGTACATTTTCGTGCCACCAGACCCAGCCGCATGAGGTTGATAAATCTTCGTCGATTTTGAATTTGCTCAGTGCTGAGTCATTCCAGGCCGCAACATCGCGCAGAAAGGTGATGTAGGCGCACCACGAGGCCCAAAATGCGCCGCCGCGATAATTGTTAACAGACTGGCTCCGCACTTGGCTCCCCACTTGGCTCCCCACTTGGCTCCGCACTTGGCTCCCCACTTGGCTC